CCTTTACCTCGTTTCAGTAAGTAGTACCCGTAGCAGGCTGAACCCAACAGCCAGGTGGCCGCCAGTGCAAACCCGGCTACTACGGACAGATCGTCACGGCTGGAAATCATCGTAGGCGCGATGCCTCGGACGACAACCAGCGTGGCGGCGAACCACATAAGGATCGCCAGACCGCGCAGGAAGTTTTTCATTATTTGCCTACGGTGATGAATGGCACGCTGGCGCCACTGGTCATGTAAGTCGGCAGTTTGCCGTCCCATTTTTCGATGGCGTTCAGCTCAACGACGCCCGGGTTGTTGCGCAGTGCAGCACCACGGATGTTCAGCGATTCGGCTTCACCTTGGGCCTTGAGGATCGTGGCGTCTTTTTCGCCCTGTGCGGCAGCTCGCACCTTGGCCGCTTCGGCTTCGGTCTGGCGCAACTCGTTCTCGCGCTGCTGGGCTTTCTGCGTGGCCGTAATTGACGCATTCAGGGCTTCGATAACCGATGCGGGCAACGCAATCTCACCATTCAGGTACAGGCTTTCGACAATGATGCCTTTGCTATCAAAGTGCGCTTGAACCTGCGCCTCGATCGCTTTCAGGAACGCTTCTTTGCCCGGGCCGTACACGTCAGACGCTTTGACCTTCGATCCTGCGTTGTTGAAGGCGTTTCGAACTACCTGCGGCACGTTGACTTCGATGATCTCGTCCATCGACTTGCGGTAGGTCTGGAACAGCAGCGGCGCGGCGCCCTGTTTAGCACGCAGCGTGACGCCGATCGGTACACTGATCGTCATGCCGTCACGGTCTTGGAACTTGACCGCCGCCAGGTTGAAGTTCTGGTTAAAGGTGGGGAACAGAAACAGTTCCTCGTTTGGCGTCAGGAACTTATAGCCGACGGTCGCTTCACTTGGGGCGACACCCTTGTCAGATCCCATCAGGTTCACAATGACGCCCGTGTAGCCGGCGGGGACTTTCGAGCAGCCTGCCATGATCAGCAGCGCTGCGATGAGGATAATTCGTTTCATCTGGGTATTTCTCCGTGGGTTGGTGTTGCGGTGTTGGTGAAGGATGGCTATGATTGCCGTACGTGTCAACCACCTAGAGATATTTTTATGTACCTCATTCCTGATCGGCCTGAGGCCGCCCGCATGCGATACCAATTAAGGCGGTTCAAAAAGAAACTCGAAACTCCGGAGTGCCCCGAAGCTCAAGAGCTGCGCGAAGCCTTGAAAAAGCTGATGGAAATGCTTGATTGGCAGGTGGACGTATGAACGACCGGGAATTGCTGGAACTGGCGGCGAAAGCGGCGGGTTATGAAGTGCGAATCGCGCTAGGGGGCGGTAGCTGGGTCAACGACGGTTCGCGCATTTGGCCCAAGTGGAACCCCCTACACAACGACGGCGATGCGTTGCGCCTGGCGGTGACTTTAAAAATGCAAATCGTCGTCCACAAGGACTGGGTTGAAATCTTGATCAACGGCATTCAGGCGGCGAACTGCGACAGCTGCTACGCGTCTGATAGCTGCATGCTCGAGACTACCCGTCGGGCTATTGTTAAAACTGCTGCATACACCTTATCGGCGGAGTGGGCAGCCTCATGCTGAGAGCACCTGCCCCACCTCCGCCGCCGTCCCCGGGTGCGCCAACTTCGGTTGCGTCCGCTGTACGTCGGCACTCCGCACCCGTGCTCCGCTGGTACCAGTCTGAGCTGAAGCAGGCTGCCAACGATGCGTGGGTGAACGAGGGGCCGCAGTCCGCCATCCTCGCCGTACTCCCGACAGGTGGCGGGAAGACCGTGTTCTTCTCATCTATCATCGGCGACCACGCTGGCGCGAGCTGCACTTTGGCCCACCGGCGCGAGCTGATTGCCCAGATCAGCATGGCGTTTGCCCGCAACGGTATCCGCCACCGCATTCTGGCGCCCGACCCAATCATCCGGCAGATCTGCAACCAGCATCTGCTGGAACTGGGCGTCTGCTTCTATGACGCAAACGCGCGCGCCGGTGTCGCCTCGGTGCAGTCCCTGACGCCGAGCACCATCAAACACAACAAGCGCTGGCTGGATCAGGTCACGCTTTGGGTCATCGACGAGTGCCACCACGGGATCGTGGACACCGGTTGGGCCAAGGTTCTGACCCTGTTCCCGAACGCCAAAGGCTTGGGCGTAACTGCCACGCCGATCCGCGCCGACGGCCAAGGCCTGGGCGTACACGCGTCCGGCCTGTTCCACGCGATGGTGGTCGGCCCGACGATGCGCGAACTGATCGACCGGGGCTATCTCTGCGACTATAAAATCATCGTGTCCGAAACCCACATGGACATGGCCGGCGTCACCATCGGCAAACAGGGCGACTACGTCCTCGACCGTGGCAAGGGTAAAGCGGCGGTACGTGCCTCCGGCATCGTGGGCAACGTGGTCGAGACGTACCTGCAGTGGACACCGAACATGCTCGGACTGTGCTTCACCTCCGACGTGGAGACGGCCGAGGATATGGCCGCAGCATTCCGCGCCCGGGGGGTCACTGCGGAAGCGATCGACGGCAAGACTGACCCGGACGTGCGAGACGCCGCGATGAAACGGTTCAAGTCCCGGCAGACCATGGTGCTTGTGAACTGCGAGCTGTTCGGCGAAGGCACCGACATCCCAAACGTCGAAGTGATCATGCTGGCGCGCAAGACCATGAGTTTCAGTCTGCACGCGCAACAGTTCGGTCGTGGCGCCCGTCTGGATATCTCGCCGCAGCTGATGCGCGAGTGGGACAATTTCTCGGTACCGGAACGCCTGGCGCACATCGCGGCCAGTCCTAAACCACGATTCTGGATCCTCGATTTCGCGGGCAACGTGCTGAACCCGGCGCTCGGGCTGCCCGACGCCAAGAACGATTGGTCACTGGACGACAGCGAGCGCAAGAGCAGTGGCCCGAGCGACGTGATCCCGAACCGTGCCTGTCTCAACCCGCAATGCATGTCCATGTACCTGCGGTCGCTCCCGTGCTGCCCGTATTGCAGCACCGTGCCGAAACCTACACCCGGCAAGTCTGGGCCAGCTGCGGTGGACGGCGACATGACGCTACTCGACGAAGGGCTGTTGAGCGCGCTGCGTGAAGCCGTCGCCAAGGTCGCAATGCCCAACGACGTGTTCCGGGAGCAGTCGCATATCCGCACGCTGCCCGCGGCATGGGTCGGCAGCCACGTGAAGAAACACGACGCACACCGTCGCGCTTTGCTGGAGCTGCAGGAGTGCATGGCGTGGTGGGGCGGGGAGCACCGGGCGCTCGGGCGTTCCGACGTCGAAGTGTTCAAACGCTTTTACCTCACATTCGGCGTGGATTGGCTAAGCGCACAGGCGCAAGACCGTGAGGCAATGGAGAAATTGACCGACTACCTCGTGGAACGGTTGACACCTGCGTCAACTGAGGCAATACTACGCGCCAGGGCCGGGTGATCTGGCCGGAGGAGAACGGATATGAGCAGTAAAGAAAACGGCGGGCCGGCCTTTGCACGGCCATTCTCGAAGAACGGAGAGTTTTCCGATTCGCAACAAAATCGCTCGCAGGAGGGCATGTCGCTTCGGGACTATTTTGCGGCTAAAGCGCTCCCTGCAATCTTGCAAAGTGACTTAATGGTAGCGGCTACTCGGGCAGCAAAGGCGCGGGGCCTTAGCCCGGAGCAAGCCGTTGCTATGGCGGCGTACGAGATGGCTGATGCGATGTTGCAGGAGCGTGCCCGATGATCACCGAAGCCCAACGACGTGCGCTGTTCGCCCTGCGTGAAGCGCTGCATTTGTGTGAGGGTGCCGATGTGTCACTGTCGCATGACCTCGACCACTTACGGCTTGATGTCGGGCGGGGACTTGACGTCGTGACCTTGGAAGCGGGGCATATCGGTTCGGCGGAAGTGGCTCAGTTCCTCGTGGAGCACCCCGAATAATGGTCAACCACATCAAATACACCGACGAGATGGTCGCCGAAGCCCTAGCGATGCGCGCCCGCGGCGAGAAACAGGTGGTCATTCAAGCCACGTTTGGCGAGGGCATCGAGTCGGCCATCCGCCGCGTGGCAGCCCGTGACCGCAAGCGTGCCAGCCGTGCCAACGTGGGCCGGGTTGAACTCAATCTGCCAGCTGGCACCGCTGCGGCACTGGAGCGGGTGTGCGAGGCTGCCGGCGATGCACCGGTGGCGCTGCTGTCGCAACAGATCCACAAGCTCGACCAGTTACTAGCGGGCGACCGTGCGGCGTTCGACGCGTGGGTGCGGTACGGGAATAACGTGGCGGGTGTTGCAGCTCGGCACATTGAACGGATTGGAGGTGACAGCGATGAATGAGCCCGACGGTTCTGAAAAAGATGAGAACTACGAATGGGAAGAAACTTTCGGTCCGGACTACGAGGACGATTCTGAATGATTAATTTTCTGCTATTTGCCGCAGGCTTTGTGCTCGGGGCTATTTGTATGTTTTTCCTGATCAAATCGGCGCTCAAATCTGATGACTGACGCAGCCGGCAAACCGTGCCCTCTGTGCAACGCGCCGATGTCGAACCTGACGTCGCAGTACGTGCGCCTGTGCACCAATGGCAAATGCGGCCACGCAGTCGCGTGGAATTTGAACCCGGGGCAGAAGCCCCTGTATGGGAGTAATCGGGCATGAATAGCCGTGAACAGTTTGAGCAGTGGGCCACCGAAGAGGCCGAAAAACGCAATTACGCCCACATGAAACATCTGCTTACTCGGCATCCGGTGACGGGCGAGTACAACACCACTTGGGTAGATTCAGCGTGGATGGGCTGGCAGGCAAGCCGAGCCGCGATCGTTATCGAATTGCCGAAGCGCGCCGATACCGGAGTAGACACGGGCGGTTGGCCTATCGATTCAGGTTCGCACCGGATTAATTGCGTACTTGCTCAGTGTGCAATGGCGATCGGCGCTGCCGGCCTGCGGGTGCGTCAGCCGTGATCCAGTTAATGCAATGGGCCGCCGAGTGGCGCGTCCCGATGGAAGCGATCCAGGATCTGCAACGCCGCATCGGCCTGTTGCCGGAGCTGCACCAGCTACCCGACGCCGTACCTGGCCGCAGTGAGGCAGCTGTGTCAGCTGATGCGGTGCGCCAGGCGCGGGAGCTGCACGGTGCGTACTGCTGGCGCAACAACTCGGGCGGCTTCACGGACGAGCACGGCAACCACGTACGGTACGGCCTGGGCAACATCAGCAAGCAGGTGAACGACGTGATGAAGACGCCGGACTACGTGGGCATCTGGCCGTACCACGTGACGCAGGCGGACGTCGGGCGCACCATCGGCCAGTTCTACGGTCGCGAGGACAAGAAGCAAGGCTGGGTATTCACCGGCGCCGGGCGCGAGCGTGCACAAATGAACTTCGGGGAGCTGGTGATAAAACTTGGCGGTCGCTTCCACTTTCACGCTGGGGGGCCGCTGCTATGACCGACAACTACCCACCGCGCATGAGGGGCCTCGTGGATCGCCTTGAGCGAGCGGCGCGTATTGCCGCACACGTCCCGCGCGGCCACATTCGTTACGCCAAAGTGCAGGCCGATCTGGCTGCTGCACGTGAGGCGGTATTGCGAGCGATGACGCTATGATCTACCTGACCAGTTTCGACACGACAACCCTCACCTGCACCGGCGCATCAACCGACTCAGGCTTCACATCACTGGAGGAGGTGCGCGAGATTATGGGCGAGCCTGACATGGCGCACCCGCGCATGCTGACCTACGGGGACAGCTGCTTTACTGATTTTGTCCTGAGTGTGGAGCCTACCGATGCGAACAGCCGTTGAAATCCTCGGTCTTGAACTACTGGCCGAACTGAAAGCCGCAGGCTTCGCCGTGGTTCACTCGCAGCCGACTCGGGAAATGATCAAAGCGGGGCAGTCGCTCGGCCGCTGGCACCGCATGGTGGGCCAGAGCATCCGGCAGCAGTGTGCAGAATTGACACACCCGTCACCTGCGTGCAACACTGCGCCAAATTCCGCACATGAGCAGTAACTTATGGCCTACAACCAGAACAGCAGTACCCTTCGTGACCACCGGGAGCGCCTGCTCCAGATTGCGCTCGCCCACGCCAAAGCCGGCGGCCTGAACAGCCTGAATCGGGAGCGCATCGCTACCGAGGGCAAAGTGAGCCTCGGCACCGTGAGCAACGCCCTCGGCAAGCGCGCCGACATGATGAACCTGGTGATCAATGCCGCAAAGGCTGAAGGTCTGACCCTGACCTACTGATAGGAGCCCGACGTGCGGTCGGGTTTTCTTTCGTCTGCTAGTTGACACGCGTGTCACCTTGTACCAGAATCAGCACAACAGAACAGGAGTTACCGACATGCTCTACGCCTTGATCCTCACAACATATATGACTGGCCAGTACAACGATGTGCCGACAGTTGCCCAAACCGTAACGCCTGGTTTCAGTCGCCTCGCTTGCGAGAACGCCGGGGAAGTAGCACGCAAAGGGCGGCCGCAGGGTCTGGGCCGTTACAACAACTACGCCGTGGTTACCTACCAGTGTGCCGCGATGGGTCTTGAACAAGTTAGCCTAGAGGTACCTGCCAAATGAAACGACTTGAACAGACGCTCTGCACGAAAACCGACAGCTTCAGTTACACCGTCGTCGGCGAAGACACACCGACGTATCACGTGGACAGCTCGGGGTATCTGACTGAGCGCGGTAAAGCAATCGGTAAGTTCTGCCTCGGCGACAAACAGTGGCATCTGCGAATCGACGGAGTGATTGTTGATTCGGGGCCAGAAAACGGACTGTTTTATCTGCCTGAATTTGAGCTGCGGTCCCTCACCGCGCTGATCAATAAGGCGTAACCGGGAATTCCCGTCCACTTCAAGCCCCTTTACTGGGGCCTTGCCAGTACCAACGCACAGGAGAACCACCATGAAACGCATTCTGATCACTGCAGCAATCCTTGCCGCCTTGGCCGGCTGTGACAACGACGCCCGGGTCGCATCGCGCAACCTGAGTCAAGCCGCTGATAACTTCGAGATCAGCCGACGCATCGTCTTTTACAACGGCATAACCGGCGGCTACATGTTGTCGATCGAGGGCCGTTGCAGCTTCGATGCAGGCACAGCCGGCAAACTGGACGTAACCTGCAAGACGGGGCCTGCCGAGTACAAGAAACATAGCCTCGGCCTGTCGGACAACGTGACGTACTTCAGCGAGCAACTGGTCGGCGCGGACGTGAGCGTTTACCACTACCGCGTGATCTTCAAACCGCAAACTATCCTGCCGGACGTAGACTTCAAGGGCAGCACCGAAGCTCTCAAAGACGCAGTGGTGCCGAAATGAAACGCCTTCTCGTAGCACTCGCACTCAGTACCGTCCTCACCGGCTGCTCCACCGTGATGAACAGCCGTTACACCGACGTGACCGTCACCTCGGCTACGCCCGGCACCAGTTACACGGTCACAGACGAAGACGGACAACGTGTGCATACCGGCACCACGCCGGAGCACGTGACGCTTGATGCAGCGGCCGGGTTCTTCGACGGGCAGACGTATCAGGTGGCATATGGCACCGGTGAGACGGTGGAACTGGAATCGCACACGACCGGCTGGTACTGGGTTGGGTTCTGCATCAGCGTCGTATCGGGCTTGATGGTCGACCCTGCCACCGGCGACATGTGGACGCTGCCTGGGGAGGTGTCGAATGTCCGTTAAAACTGCAGCGTGGTTCGGCGGCTATGTCACGATGGTTCATCCCTGGCGCTTGGCCGAGTGCCCGCAGTTCCTGATGTTTGGCGACCACTTCGGTGGTGAGTACTGCCCTGTAGAATTCGAGGTGCGCAATGACCGCATTTGAACAAGGCTACGACGCATTCCTGCGCGGCCTGAAGCGCGAGGAAAACCCGTTCGACTCTGAGGCATCACCGCATTCGCTGAAACGTTGGGCGCAGGGTTGGAACAAAGCCTACCGCGCACGGCAGGAGAAGCAGACGTGACCTGGCTCTGGATCTTGCTTGCAGTAATCGCAATACAAATCATCCTCGGCGGCTTTCTGGCTGGCCTTGCACACCTGGCCAAGCTTCGCGATCAGCGGGCAGCGGACGGGGTTAACTGGAGTTTTTTGGCATGAGAATCCTAACGATTGAGGCAGTCGCGGTTACTCGCGAAGACGATGAAGAGGGTTTGCACCTTGAGTGGATTGTCGAGGGCGGCATCAGCGCTCTTGAATCCCCTGGCGTTGTTCTGTTCGCCAGTGCCGAGGGCAACGACATGTGCGATGACGACGGCAGTTGTCAGGTTCAGATTGTTTCTGAATTCGATGAGCAGAAAGAACGAGGCCTGTTTGAAAAGCACTTCAACGTTGCCGGCAAAACCGGAATCGTTTGGAGCGGTGGTGACGAGTGCTATCGGTCGATTCGAGGTTTCAACATTGATCTTCAATACGCCGGAGAGTTGACCCGGCAACTGCAAGGCTGGCTTGCCTGCGCTAAGTCGAGGTCAGAACAATGACGACCTACCTCTTCGCAATCTCTATCGGCCTAGGCTGTCACGGCCTGCCGCAACTTATTCAATGGTGGATGTCATGAGTGAAGTGATTTGGTATTACGACGAAGCGGAAGGCGGTGGCGTACAGAAGGTTGCCGGACTCGGCAGCTACGTTAAAGCCGGCGACTTCCACGACATGGAAGCTGACCGAGACGCCCAACGCCTGCGCGCCGATACGGCTGAGGCTGAGCTAAAAGAAACAAAGCTCCGCATGCAGTACAACGCCGACACCGCGCATGATCTATCGAGCAAATTGGATACCGAGCGGATGCGAGCTGACACAGCGGTCGGCGATGCAAACGAGGCAGAGCGCAAGCTTGCCGCCGCCGAGCAGCGCATTGCTCTGATGTCGAAATTACTTAAGCGCTGCATTCCAGTGTGCCGCTTCAAAAACAGTCACACGGAGCGCGACCTAATCGCAGATATCAATGCCGCCCTCAACCCCAACCCCGAGGCAGAAAGTGATGAGTAGATTATGGTGGATTCTCAGCGCTTACTTATACATGCGCGGGCGTTGTGGTTGGTCGCGATGGGACTACGCATCATCGCTTTACGAAACATACGTCACTGAAGATCCTGAAGGCGGATGGACTGCCGAACTCGCCGTTCAGGAAGACATGAGCTACTGGGGAGACTGACCATGACCAATAACCCAACGATTGACGGCGTGTCGCGCAAGACCATTGAGCGTATAGCCGACCATTGCAAGTTCTGGAAAGACCACGCTTACATCGAAGCGATTGGCGACATCGAACCGGAACTACGCGCTCTGCTGGATGCCCCTGTCGTCGAGCGCCAGCCGGATGACGATTACGACCAAATTGAAAAGGCCATTTCTGACATACTCGATGGGCGACAGCTAACAGCAATATCGACATTGCGTGGCCTGCTCGAAGTTTGGTCTTCGGCTCCGAAACCTTTAATGGTGACGTTTGCCGACCATAAAAAAGGGCGGGATGCGTACCTTGAGCAGATTGCCGCCCTGCAATCCACCAATAAGCGATTGACCGAAACAATCCAGCACATGATCGATCAGACGATCCCTTTGGTGCCTGATGAAAACAATCCGATGTGGGCGCGGCGCATCACTATTGACGAACTGCAATCCACCATCGCCCAGCTACAGGCGCGGGTTGCTGAGCTGGAGAGTGGGAAGGTAGAAATCCTCGCAGATGGGATTCAAACCCTGGAAAGAATCGGAGCGAGCATTGATGCTCGGCAGCAACGAATCGACGCACTCACCGCCCCGCCTGCGCCGGCCGCGACACTATGGGAAATCCGCATGCCTGATGAGCCGGGCAACCCAGAATCACCATGCGAATATGCCTACGTTAACAGCATTGCCGAACGTGACCTTCTGCTGCAACGAGACGGCTCTTTGGTTTACGCCGAATACGCCTGCCTCGACGCCACCGCTGCGCTGAATGAGGCTCGAAAATGACCCTGCCTATCGCCACAGAAACAATTGTTGCGCTGTACCTGGATGAGCAGCTTACCGAACAGCAGATCGCTAACCGTCTCGGGTGCAGTCAACAAATGGTCGGGTACCGCCTGCGCAAAGCCGGGGTTTCGCTCAAGCGCACCAACAAGCTGCACATGTACCGCACGCTGAAGCCGCATCTGCCAGTGCTGCGAGCAATGACCCAAGAAATGCGCAAACGCCGCCGCGCTATCGCAGAGTTCGTGGTCGATCCGCGCAACCCGGACAAGGAACGCCGCGAACAAGCGGAAGCACTGGTAGTGCTGAACCGTGAGATCACGGCGATGGAAATCGTCATTCGCAAGTAAGTTGACACGCGTGTCACTTAAGGCTAGAGTCAAACCTACGCCGGATGTCCCGGGACGGAGAACTGAAATGAAACGATCAATTACTACTGGCGAATTCGAACCATGGACTCCGGAGTCGGTCAACCTGACCCGCGACGACTACCGCGACCGCTGCGCCCTCCTGAAACGTGAGCTGAAAACGGCCCAACGCTGGACCACCGCTTATCGCCGCCTTGCGCTGCTCGGGTGGTTGGCGTTCCTCGGTGCGCTACTGTGGCAGCCATCGGCACACGCCGACACTCTGCCGGCCGGTAGCCTCGCCTGCGTCGATGCCGCGACATGGGCTGAGCAGCAGAACCAGACCATGTTCGAGCCAGCGGTTCCGGGCTGCGTCTACACGTACCACGATTTCGAAGTGACGGTTGAAGCACCGGGCGTCGTGTGGGTTGATCTGGGTGACAAACGCCAGCAGGTATGGGTGTTTGCTGCGGCGGTGCAGCCATGATTTACCTGAACGGAGCACCGGTCGAATACTTCACCTTTCCTGGCGGGGAACTGGCTCCCCGTATCCCGGAAGGGCTGCCGCGATTCCCCGTGATCGAAATAAAAGTCCACGGGGACGAAACATCGACCATCTTTAACCTTGCGCTGATCGTTGACGCCTTGCGCCGCCGTGATCCTCTGGTGCAGTTGGAACTGGCTATCCCGTATCTGCCGTACGCCCGGCAGGATCGAGTATGCAATCCCGGCGAACCCTTGGCGGTGTCAGTCATGGCCGACCTGATCAACTCTCTGGGCTTTCGCCGCGTTGAAGTTATGGACTGTCATAGCGACGTGGGCTCCGCGCTCATTCGAAACTGCCGCAGCGTTCCGGTCGCCGAAGTCTTAGCCCGGGCACTTCCGGCGCTGGCCTGGAACAAAGTCACATTGGTGGCTCCGGACGCTGGCGCTGTGAAAAAGGTGCACGAGGCAGCACGCAACCTCGGCGCAGATGGCGTCGTGTGCTGCAGCAAAGTTCGCGATACCGCAACGGGCAACATCAGCCACGTAGAAGTGCCCGGCGATCTCGGCGGCAAATACCTGCTCGTTGTGGACGACATCTTTGACGGCGGCCGCACCTTCATAGAGTTGGGCCGCGCGCTGCGCCAGCAGAACCCGGCTGGCCTGGGGTTGTGGGTAACCCACGGTATTTTCAGCAAAGGCTACGACGAAGTTGCGGCCATTTACGACAGCATCGACACCACGAACTCGTTTCACCACGCAGCAAAAGGCAACACCAGACCCGACGGTATCGTCGATCCGCAATTCTCTTTCTTCGAGATCTAAAACCCATGAAATTATTCGCGCCACACGTTGCCGACGGTTACAAACCTGGCCACCGTCCTCTGTACCCAAAAGGCACACAGTTGCTTTACGGGAATATGACCGCACGTGCAGACCGTCTGTTTCTCAAAAGCCCATCCTGCAGCGACCTGTGGGACAACCGTGTCGTCTGGGTCGGTATCCAAGGCGTCATGACTGAAATCAAGGAGCTGTGGGACGAATCGTTCTTCAGCAAACCAAAAGCCCAAGTGATCGCCCGCTACGAGCGTCGCATGCGTCACTACCTGGGCGAAGGGAAAATCCCGTCCGACGGTTTCGCCGCGCTGCACGACCTGGGGTACCTGCCGATCTCTGTACTGGCTTTGCCGGAAGGCTCGCGGGTCAACATGAACGTGCCGTTCTACACGATTTACAACACCATTCCGGAGTTCTTCTGGCTGGTGAATTACCTGGAAACCAGCATGTCGGCCATGCTCTGGAAAATGGTCACCAACGCCACGATTTCCTACGAGTACCGCCGCACTCTTGAAGCTTGGGCCGAGCGAACCGGATCGCCAAAGGACTTCGTTAGCGTTCAAGCCCACGACTTCTCATACCGCGGCGTCGGTGGACTGGAAGACGGCGCACGCTCTGGTTTTCCGCACCTGTGCAACTTCATGGGCAGTGACACCATGCCCGCCATGGATTACGCAGAGGACTACTATGGCGCCGACGCGGAGCATGAATTCCTCGCCTGCAGCCTGACCGCTACTGAGCACTCTGTGGCAACTGCCAATATCCTCAGCAATCTGCAGTCGTCGCGTGTGCCCGGAGATGACTTCCAGATCGCCCGATTGGAAGCAGAGCGTCAGTTCATTCTGCGGGTATTGACCGAAACAAACTCGACCGGCGGCGTCGCACTGGTCTGCGACAGCTTCAACTTCTGGGGCGTGCTAACTGACGTTCTGCCTAACCCTGCCGTTTACGCCGCAATCATGAATCGCGGCAAAGACGAGACTGGGCTTTGCAAAACCGTGGTGCGCCCCGATTCCGGTGACCCGGTTGAAGTGATTTGCGGTGTTGAAGTGCTGACCCTTGGGGGCCGCGATGCCGCTTTCGAGAAACGCCAGGACGTTGTGTTCTACAAAGACGGCGAACGGGTGTTCCGCGCGACTCGAGTAGTGGGCAAAAGCTACAACAAAACATGGACCGAGCTGGACGCATTGGTTGGGTCCGATGACGAATGGCGAGTTCTGTCGGCGCCGTTACGGCTTTTTAACTCGGCCGGTTTCCCGTCCCATTTTAAACATGAGGAAGTTGCGTACTTTGAAGTGATGAAACAGTGCGTAGCTTACTTGGGCGAACGGGGCATTGTCGTTGAACGTGTTGAAATCGGTAACTACGATCGCGGGTACCGCATCGAGGGCCATACGCTGTCTCCAGTCGAAAAAGGCGCAGTGCAGCTGCTCTGGGAAACCTTCGGCGGCACCGTGACGGATAAGGGGTTCCGCGTACTGGACGAGCACATCGGTCTGATCTACGGCGACTCGATCACAGTAAAACGGACTCAAGAGATCATGCGCCGATTGGCAGCTAAGGGTTTCGCCTCGTGCAACGTGGTTCTGGGTATCGGGAGCTTCACGTACCAGTACAACACCCGAGACACGTTCGGTATGGCCATCAAAGCCACTTGCTGCCAGGTTAACGGTGAGTTGATCGAGCTGTACAAAGACCCGATGACCGAAGGCGAAACGGCCAAGAAGTCGGCCAAAGGTTTTCTGGTAGTCGATCGCGTCGACGGGAACTTCGTGCTGCGCCAGGAACAACCGCTGCTCCCTGAAGACCTGGCCACCGGTTCCGGTGAACTGAAACAGATGTTCTGTGATGGCGTGCTGACGAATCCGACCACTCTGGCCGAGATCCGCGCACGGTTGGCCTCAGCGTGAGCCCGTTCCTGCTGGCCGACCTGCACCGGGCGCAACAGCGCGGCGATCGTAGCCTGGACGTGCCGACCGTTGACCTCGCGCAGCTACTGGCACGGCTGGAGCAACTGGAAGCCGCGCAAGCTGTTGCAGTGTGCGCACCGGTCGGGTGGGCCAGCGGGGACAAACTGGAAGCAATGCGACGTGGGGCGCGCAAGTACCTCACTGTTGCGCTGTACAAATCCGAGAAATTCGATACCCATGTGGGAGTGTTGATTGATGAACACGCATAAGCTCAAGATCAAATCCGGGCCATTTGCTGCCTTGGCTTCCGGAGCCAAAACCGGCGAGGTTCGAAACTGTTCTGACCGGAATTTCCAGGTCGGCGACACTGTCGAGCTGCGCTTGATTGACGAAACCGGCAACCCGACGGGGCAAGAAATGCACCGCAGGATCAGCCACATTCAAACAGGGTACGGCCTGCCGGAAGAAATTTGCGTGCTCAGTTACGAGCCGTTGAGTGCGGCCTCCTGCCCGGGCCACGGGCGTTCCGAGTGCGTCAGTTGCTGCTGGCCGAAGGGCGAGCTGCAAGGCAAGCGTGCGGACGTTCTGATTGTCGACGAGTTCGGCACTGCTCCCGTGGGATATACAGCGGTCGACATGGGCACGGCTGCATCAGAAGGGTATCGGGACGGTAAATCGTCATTCGTGGTCACGCTGCCTCGTGGCGATTCGCTGGCACGTCGCATGTATGGTCCTGGAGCTGGCGGCGAAAACCCTCTGATTTCTCGCGCTGATGCAGTGGCGGCCATCGAAGCGGCTGGCGGGAGTGTCGCGCCATGAGCAAAGCCATCATTGGCGGTATCCAGATATTCCGCAGCAGCATGCTTCCGGCCAATACAATTCTGGTCAGCGACGACATTTACGAGTTGCTGAACTCGACTCCTGAAGAACGACAGGCAAAGGCTCGGGCACTGCGTGATAAATGCGACGAGCTGACGCGCATGATCGATAAAATCACAAATAGCAAGGTGGGGTTCTGATGAACGAACAGATCGATTGGAGCAAGGCGCCGGAAGGGGCAGAAGTACACTTCCCGAATCAAGCAGGAACAGCAGAATGCTTCGCAATTTTTCGTGAAGCTGAAGCTTATTACGCATTTCCCGGGATGAGCGAATGGACTGTCTGGTCTGGCGAGTCAAAAGATTCTCTGCTTTCTCGCTTCAAGCATTCTCTAAGAGACTGGGCCGGCGAAGGACTACCGCCAGTGGGCCTGGAGTGCGAAACACTGTGGAGCAGCACCACGGGTGAGTATGTCCCGGTTCGAATCATTGCCCACGATGAAGATCGCGCTGTGGTGCGCTTTATTGGAGGCGAACGGAAAGGGGAGTACGACTCCGACCGGCAGCACAACAACTACGGCTACCCTATTTTTCGGCCCATCCGAACGGCTGAGCAGATCGCGGCAGAAGAGCGAGAAGCGGCGGTAAAGGAAATGCAGGTTGTCGTGAACTCGAAGCCGGTGGCTTACATGAACGGCCTTTATGCGCTCTACGACGCCGGCTACCGCAAGCAGGTGCAGCCATGACCGACCAGCCAGAATACAGCGGCGGCAGCGTCAGCTATTACACCTGCAGCGTGACGCACCCGATCAGTGAGACCGCCGACCCGTACGACGCTGAGTGCATCGACATCATCGACGCGTTGCAGATGACGCCCAATGAAGCGAATGCGTTTAAAGCACTCTGGCGCCGTGCTGCAGCTCGCCTCGGCAAGTCCAAGCGCGGCTATACGGACGGGTTGTACGACGCGGAGAAAGTCGAGTTCTACGGGAAGCGCCTGGTTGAGCTGGAACGACGTGGACGGCCGGCGGAAGAGCCAGACCCGATCGTAAAGAAACACGTGGACAAGGTCCTGAAGGGCGAAGTGTCTTTTCCGGAAGGCATCGTCGGCTGCGCGATAGAGAAGGCATTCGGGTGCGCACCTGCGGTAGAAACAGATCCTGAGCGAATCGCCAATTCCAACCTTTCAGCCACGCATCGGGACGGCGGCGGAAACCTTTACAAAGTCTGCGACATGTCAGGCCGCTGGTTGCGTTTTGGGAAAATTTGCTGGTCGTTCGCCAGTAGTGACCCTGAAGCCGTGCCTGCCGGGCTAAAAGAACTGATCCGTCTCGATCCCTTCGGCCCTCGCGATGCTGACGGCTGGTACACCTGGAACGGTGACGAAACGATGCGGCCGGCGGGACTTGTTGAAACGGTATTGCGAGACGGCTTTGTAAATCCTCCGCACAACGCTGAATCTAACAACTGGTCGCACGGCCCAGAGTCTGTCGGCGATATCGTCAAGTGGCGACCCGCCATCAACCGCTGAAACTGACCCGGCCACTGCGCCGGGTTTTTATTGCCTCGCATTCCTACACGGTGCTACTCTGCGCCAATCGATAACCGAGTAGACTTCAATGACTGAAATTCTAACTGCTGAACAACTGGCCGAACGTCTGGGTCTGAACCCGGAATCTGTACGGCGACTGACCCGCGATGGCACGCTTCCCCACCACCGCATCGGCTCCAGCGTGCGCTACATTCTGGCCGACGTCATGGCCCACACCGCTGTCAACAAACACCCCGATGATGAGGCAGTAGATAAGTTTGCGCAGGCGATGCACGACAAGATGGCGGCTGCCCGGGCGAAAGGGAAGGAAGGGTGGGACGATCCGGAACGGTGCTCAACTGCGCAACTTGAAAGCTTGTGCAATGAAGCCTGGGCGATCAGTGAGTGGGTCGACGTGGCCAACTACGCCATGATGCTGTGGAATCGTGGGCAAAAATAAACCCGCTGGCGAGGCGGGTCGAGTATTACTGAATTCACGCGCGATTGTCGCAAGGTGCTTTACATGAGTCAAGACACGACAGACTACAAAGCGTGGGCGCTGCACTACGCGGCCCTCGGGTGGCATGTTTTCCCCCTGTCGCCCGGATCAAAAGTTCCCATGGCGGACAGTCACGGGAGCAGCGAGGCAACTACGGATACCGCGCAGATCGAACAATGGTGGTCCGCAACACCTCAAGCAAACATCGGCATGAACCCCAAGCTATCCGGGCTTTATGTATTCGATATGGACCCGCGCAACGGAGGAGAACAGGGCTACGCAGACCTCGTTCGAGACCACGGCGCCCTCGACTCTCCTTTGCGTGCAGTTTCCGGGCGCGGCGTCGGGTTTCACGATTATTTTTCTGCAAAGCCCGACGCCCGTTACCTGGGTCGGCCCGCCAAGGGTTGCGACGGAAAACACAACGGTTTCGTGGTGCTGCCGCCCTCTATTCATCCGGACACGAAGCAGCGGTATACGTGGGCTGGCGAGCCGGGACTGCCGTCCTGGATGCTGCCTGCCGCCCCTTCGCATCTGGAGAAACCGGTTTACGAAAAACCGACCCGCATAGCCCGAGCGGTGAGCCCTGCCGAACTTCCTGCGATTGTTGAGGCGTTATCCTTCATGGACTCCGAGGACAACGATACGTGGATTCACGCCATGGCTTCGGTGAAGCATTGGGGTGATCACGCGGATTGCGAAGCCGAGGCATATGAGGCTTTCTGTAACTGGTCGGCTACAAGTGAGAAGGCCGAGCACCAAGGCAACGATTGGGAGATCGAAAAGCGGTGGAACAGCTTCAACAGTTACGCGGAAAACTCCCGGACGATCGCCTCGGTATTTCACGACGCTCAGCAGAAGGGTTTCCGGCCGGGCCCCGACGCCAAAGCGGCTTTTGACCTGGCGCAACAGCTTTTCGGTATGGCACAGGCTGCACCGGTAGCAGAGGCTTTCAATACCCCAAAGCCCGTTGAACACGTCGCAGGCAACTATGAGCCGCTGTCCGGGCTGCGTGTCGAGCAGACCCACACGATGAACGACCACTTGATGGACGCCGGCGTACTGCGTGACTCGGTCGGCGTGTTCCGCAACCATCTCGGGTCTTTCGAAGGCGCAACACACTGGTGGAACGGTCGCTGCTGGGAAGCGGCACCTGACGCCGAGCTGCGCCGGCTCATCGGCATCGCCATGACCAGTGTGACGATGAAAACGTCAGCAGGCCGCATCAAGGGAACGCTTGAGGTAATGCAGGACCAGTTGCCGCGGTATGGGCAGGTTGATCCGGCGTCGCGTTGGGTTTTCTTCGAGAATGGCGTACTGGATCCTCTGGCGGACCATGTCGTCGATCACGCCCCGGAATTTCGCAATAGCCGAGTCCTTTCCGTGGCTTTCGAGCCAGCTGCGGATTGCCCACGGTGGAAAGCGTGGCTGGCCGATATCTTTTGCACGGAGCCTGAACGCGCTCAATTGCTTCAGGAAATGATGGGCTGGACGCTTTGCAGGGATCACCTTGGCATTGAGAAGTCCATGATCTTTATCGGGCCGCCTCGTAGCGGTAAAGGCACGATTATCAGGATCCTGCGCGCCCTGCTGGGCAAAGGCGCAGGAGCTTTCACCTTGCCGACCCTTGACGATAACAAAGTCCTTTCCGGGTTGCGCTCGCAGAACGTGAGCATCGACAGCGATACCGCCAGTCCCTCGCGCAACAATGCCCGGCAGATCGTCGGCTTATTCAAGGCCATAAGCTCGAATGAGCCTGTTCCGGTCACACTCCTTTATACACAGGCTCCTTGGCAGGGCTCACTGAACTGCAAGCTGCTGTTGGCGGCCAACAGCATTCCGACGATGTGGGACGACTCGGCGGCTACGGCTAATCGCTGGATCCCTTTGGCTTTCGATCGTTCTTTCCTCGACCGTGAAGACGTGGGACTGGCGGATCGACTGGTAGAAGAGCTGCCGGGCATTGCCTTGTGGGCGATTCAAGGGCTGCAGCGGCTCATCCGCAACGGTCGGTTCACCTTGCCTCAGTCGAGCCGAGACGAGCTTGCCAACATGATCACAAGTGGTTCCCCGATCGAGCATTACATCGCAGACCGCCTGGTGGTGGCTCAGGGACAACGTGTTTCCGAAGCAGACCTTTGGGCCGATTACTGCAAATGGTACATCCTGGAAGGGCTGGAGCAGATGAAACGTCGCGACTTTATGAAGGCCCTGGAGGACGCTTTGCGCAGTCGAGGAGGCAAGCGAAAAGGATCACTTCGGGTAAATGAGTCAGTTTTGAGAGGATTTGAGGGTGTGTCGCTGGGGATGCAAAACGTCATACCCATAGGCTCAAAAAGATCCTAAACGATGCCGGCCACTGAGCCGGCTTCTTTTTGCCTACATGTAGCGGGTCGGTAGGCGGTTTTGTAGGTCAACCAAAGGCAATGACTGCGGGTGTTTCCTCTATTTGTAGTCAATGTAGTCAATTTATTTTGAAAGAAATATAGAAGAAGAAAAGAGAGAAAGAAAAGAGAGTAAATAAGCAACAATAGGGCGAAATTGACTACAACGACTACAAATGTGGCAGAAGCCGCTCTAGCTCGGGCTTTTCAGGCGTATTCGAAGGCACATACAAAACCGACTACGCCTGAAAAGTTGACACTGGCCGCGTGCTGGAGCTAACTGGTCGAGCGAAACAGGAGGATCTGCAATGGCCTGCAGCGGATGTGCCCGACGTCGGGCAAAACTGAAACGATTGCTGGAGTTAGCGAATGAACGATTCAACGAAATGCGCCAACGGGTTACTGGTACTGCGGTATCCGATGATGCTGAGCGAAGAGACACGGGCTCGGCTGATCGACGCAGTGACACCTCTGGCTGATGCACTGGGTGTCGAACCCCTGGTCCTGGACGGTGGCGCTGATGCACGCCTGGAGTTCGGTAGCGCTTCGGTGCTGGAGCGCCTGTGCGTCGCTGTGGAGCGTTTGGTGCAGCAAGGTGAGCCACCGGCCACACCTGAGCAGGTGGAAGCGCCTGTGCTGAATGCCAGGCCGTCCGGGTTGAACTCACGGCCGCAGTTCAACGGGCTGAACGGTAACGGCTACCAGCCCGAGGATAGATCCGGGCAGATCGGTGGCCTTAACCCGATGCCGCCGGGTGCACGCTGATGGCTAGGCATTCTGTGCAGGAGGGCAAAGGGCCTCGGGAGGTGTACGTGAACGGGCAGCTGGTGCAGCGCGTGGTGTGGGCAGACGATGTCCGAGGCCGAGTGCTGTGCCATCGCCACCCCTACGTCATCAGGAACGGCAAGCTGCGCAGGTGCTACCTGCAAGGCAAGGTCGAGGTGCGGCCCATTGGCTAAATCCCGTGTCACCATGCAGCCCACCCGCGCCAAGGAGGTGAGCACGCAAGCTGTTCAGATGCTCAACCCTGATGCATGGCGCGAGGGCAAGACCACGGCAGAGCGCGGCTACGGTGGCAGGTGGCAGCGCTACAGGCTGGTCTTCCTCGAGCGCAATCCGTTGTGCGTGATGTGCCAGAAGCTGGGCAAGGTCACCGCTGCAACGGTGGTGGACCACATCGAGGACCACCGTGGAGACCAGGGCAAGTTCTGGGACAAGGCCAACCATCAGGCCCTGTGCAAGCCCTGCCACAGCGTCAAGACCGCAGCAGACGGTGGCGTAGGCGCAGCTCGCAGAGGCTGAACCAACTCAAGCAAGGCAAGAGCCTCGATCATCTCGGGGCTTTTTGTTGCGCGCGATTTGAGCAGGATTTGAGGCGCGACAGCTCTAAATAGGGGCACCGGGGGTAGGTCAAGAGCTGGGGCGGCACTTGCTCCTTGATCGCGCCGACCCCTTTTAGAGATTTAATTCCCCTACAGCTTCCTGTTGCGCGTGTTACATTTGGCACACCCGCAACATGAGGCGCAACACATGCTCACCGATTCTCAGCGTAAATTCGTGGAAGCCACCCTACGTGGCGCCAGCGTCAAGGAGGCCGCCATTGCCGCAGGGCTGAGCGAGGCAACCGCACGCAGCGCAGGTGCCCGGATGCGCAAACACGCAAAAGTCGTGGCAGCACTCGAAACTGTGGGTTTTGCAACCCCCGGCGCACCCCCTGCTGTTCGTGCACCAGCCCCTCCGCCACCTGAAGCTGAGCAGGAACCAGAACTGGACGACCTACCCCAGACCACGGACTCACTTGAGTTCCTTGAAGCTGTGCAGGCCAACCCGCGTATTCCACTCGGTCGCCGGATGGAAGCAGCAAAAACCCTGCTTCCTTTCCAACACGCAAAGATCGGCGAGAAGGGCAAGAAGGAAACCAAGGCGGAAGGCGCAAAGCAGGCCGCCGCCGGCACAGATGCCTACGCCACGCGAAAACCGCCAAAGCTGACAGCGGTGTCTAAGTAATGGGAGCACCGGCCTGGACAACAGCTTGCCCAGATTGGGAACAGCGGATCATCGAAGGGCGCAGCCTGATCCCGTTCGAGCCACTGTTCCCGGAGTCAGCGCGCGAAGCGGCAGAGTTCCGTCACAAACTAAAAATTGTTGATGTGGGTGACGGTCACGCAACCATTGGGCAAATCGGGGCAGGCTGGGCCGAGGATGTGGCCAACGCAGTTTTCGGCGCATACGACCCGGACACGGGAAAGCAGCTGATCCGCGAAGCCTTCGTGTTGATCAGCAAGAAAAACGCCAAGTCAACCGAAGCCGCCTCGATCATGCTGACGGTGCTCAAGATGAACTGGCGGCAGTCTGCAGAGTTCATCATCCTGGCGCCGACCAAGGAGGTGGCCGACAACGCCTACGCCCCCGCGCGCGACATGGTCAAAGCGGATCCGCAGCTGGACAGCATGATGCAGGTGCAGGATCACATCCGTACCATCAAGCACCTCGGCACAGGCGCGACGTTGAAAGTCGTGGCCGCAGATTCGAATACCGTTGGTGGGATCAAGGCCGCGGTGGTACTGGTCGACGAGATCCACTTATTCGGGAAGAACCCCAACGCGGCCAAGATGCTGCTGGAGGCCACCGGCGGTCTGGCTTCCCGTCCCGAAGGTTTCGTGCTGTACTTGACGACCCAGTCCGATGAACCCCCGGCCGGCGTGTTCGCGTCGAAGCTCATGTACGCCCGGAAAGTTCGTGACGGTGAAATCGTTGATCCGCAGTTCCTGCCGATTCTCTACGAATTCCCGAAACACATGATCGAGAGCGAAGCGTATCTCGACCCAGCCAACTTCCACATGACGAACCCGAACCTGGGAAAGTCGGCCAGTATCGAATTCATCGAGCGGGAAATCCGCCGCGCGCGGGAGACCGGGCCGCACGAAATGCTGATCGTGCTTTCGAAATATCTGAACATCGAAATCGGCATGGCGCTGCGCACGGATCGGTGGGCCGCGGCTGATTTCTGGCTGGCGCAGAATAATCCGCTGATCACATTTCAGGCCATGCGCGACATGTGCGAGGTTATCTCCGTCGGCATCGACGGCGGCGGCCTGGACGACTTGCTCGGCCTGTCGATCGTGGGGCGCGCAACCGGCGGCGGAAAATGGTACTCGTGGTCAAAGGCGTGGGCGCATCCATCGGCACTGCAGCGCAACCTGAAGGAAGCGTCCAAGATGGAAGACTTCAGCCGCGACGGCGACCTGGTGCTGGTGAAACGCATCGGCGACGACGTGACCGAAGTTTGCGACATCGTCGAACAGATTTACGAATGGGGCCTGCTGGATAAGATCGGGGTCGACCCCGTCGGCATCGGTGCGATTTTCGACGAACTCGTGGCCCGGGAAATTCCCGAGGATCGAATCGTAGGCATCAGCCAAGGCTGGAAACTCGGCGGTGCAATCAAGACTGCGGAACGACGACTGGCCGCCGGTGACATGGAACACGCTGTGCAGCCGCTGATGAACTGGTCGGTTAGCAACTGCCGTGTGGAACCGCGGGCAAACTCGATTCTGATCACCAAGGCTGCATCCGGCAGCGCCAAGATCGACCCGGTGATGGCGCTGTTCAACGCTGTGTCGCTGATGGCGCTGAACCCACCGGCAGCGCACAAGAAATTTACGATGTTGTTTTTGTGAGACGCATGGGTTTTAATGCGCGTAATTTACCGGAGCTGTATACATGAACAGAGCCTACAGTTTTCTTGAGGTCAAAGCCGTTTCCGAGGAAACCCGGACGATCACCGGTATGGCCACAACTCCTGCGGTCGATCGGGTCGGCGATGTTGTCGAGAGCTTGGGTGTAACGTTCAAGAACCCGCTCCCGTTGCTTTGGCAGCATGAACACGATAAGCCCATTGGCTTGGTTGAGTTCGGCAAGCCCACCGCAAAAGGTGTTCCATTTACCGCGACACTCCCGATGATCGAGGAAGAGGGAAAACTGCGAGACCGTATCGAAGAGGCATGGCAGTCCATTAAGTCCGGACTGGTTCGAGCAGTATCGATTGGTTTCCGATCCCTGGAATCGGAACAGATCAGCGGAAGCTGGGGTGTTCGATATATCCGCACTGAAGTTTTCGAGCTGTCTGCCGTGACAATCCCGGCAAATGCTCAAGCGACAATTAACACCGTCAAATCGTTCGACACCGGTTTGCCGCCCGCGTCAGGGCAACACGCAAATCGTTCCGTACGAATTGGCAAACCCGCCGGCGCTTCGGCACATGTTGCGAAAAAACTGACCGTTACCCCGAAGCCCGAGGAGGGCCAAGACATGAACTACGCAGAGCAAATCAAATCCTTCAAAGAGACTCGCGCTACGCAAGTCGCCGCGATGGAAGCCATCCAGCAAAAGGCCATGGACGAAAGCCGTTCCAAGGACGCTGCTGAACAGGAAGAGTTCGACAACGCTTCCGATCAAATCAAAGCGATTGACCGCGAGATCAAAGACCTGGAAAACATGGAAGCCCTCAACATCGCCAAGGCGGCACCAGTGGTCGACGTTACCGGTCAGCGTGAGCGCATCCCGGCCGTAGCGAAAAACACCGAGAAGCTGGAACCTGGCATCCTGTTCGCCCGTTACGCCATGTGCAAAATGGCTTCGCAGGGTAACCCGGCCATGGCTACCGAATTGGCCAAGATCCACTATCCGCAGCACCCGGGTATGGTGAAAACCCTGGAACTGGAAGCGCGTGGCCAGAAAATGTCGGGCCTGATGAAAGCGACCGTCGAAGCCGGTACCACTCTGGATCCGACCTGGGCAGCCCCACTGGTCGACTACCAGAACTTCGCCGGTGACTTCGTCGAGTATCTGCGCCCTCGTACCATCCTCGGCCAGTTCGGGCAAGGTGGCGTTCCGTCGCTGAATCGAATCCCGTTTAACGTTCGCATCAACGGCCAGACCTCCGGCGGCCAGGCTTACTGGGTAGGTGAAGGTGCGCCGAAGCCTCTGACCCAGTTCGACTTCACCGCAACCGAACTGCGCTGGAACAAGATCGCCACCATCGCCGTGATCACCAACGAACTGATCCGTTTCAGTAACCCTTCCGCCGAACGCCTGGTTCGTGACGGCCTGGCCGGTGCAGTGATCGAGCGTGCGGATATCGACTTCATCGATCCGAACAAAACCGCCGTTGCCAACGTTTCGCCGGCTTCGATCACCAACGGTGCGACCGCCATCGCATCCAGCGGTTCCACTGCTGACGACGTCCGCGCCGATATCCAAGCACTGTGGGCTCCGTTCATCGCCGCGCGTAACGCTCCGCGTAACGCCGTGTACATCATGGACTCGACCACTGCTCTGGCGCTGAGCCTGATGCAGAACCCACTGGGACAATCGGAATTCCCGGGCCTCACCTTGAACGGCGGTACGTTCATGGGTGTTCCGGTAGTCGTCTCCGATTACCTGCCAGTGACTTCGGCTGGCGGCATGGTCGTTCTGGTGAACGCGTCGGACATCTGGCTGGCTGACGACGGTCAAGTGACCATCGATTCGTCCCGTGAAGCGTCGCTGCAAATGCTGGACAACCCAACCAACAACTCGGCAACCGGTACGCCGACCACCATGGTTTCGATGTTCCAGACCAACAGCACCGCGTTCCTGGCCGAACGTTTCATTAACTGGGCTCGTCGCCGCACCTCCGGTGTTGCGTACCTGACTGGCGTGAACTGGGGCGGTTAATAAGCTACGCTGAGTGAATCGGAAAGGCCCTACGGGGCCTTTTCTTTTAATGGAATACCGCCATGAAAAGTTTCTTCGGAGCAATTCGCAGGATCTGTTTCATCAACGACGAGTGCGACGATTCGGTGTTGATTCTTTGGGACGAGGCCACGCCATGGGACGGGCCTACAGAGTGGAGCTGACAAGATGGCAAACCCTACTCCGGGTGAAATTGATGCAGCAGTGCCACCGGCTGGCGTACCGAGCCGAACACTGACGAACGACGTGCTAAAGCGAATAGCCACAACAGCCCAAGCTGGCGAATTCGCAGCCTCTTTTGTGCAGCGCGAAACTCCGGTCAGCGGTTCAACCCTGACGGTTTTGCAGAATAAGCAAAACGGAATCGTGGTGATCAGCGGGACGGGGCCGATCGCTTCACTTGTCATTCAGCTACCGACCGGGGCAAATCAACGGGACGGGCAAATCACCCGAATCGTTTCAATGATCGACGTCACGTCTGTAACTTTCCAGCCGCCAAGCATCGTCAATAACCCGCCGACTGAGTTTTTCGAAGGGGACGCTTTTGCGCTGCAGAATATCGGCACTGACGAATGGGTGAGGACTGTAGGATGAAACGATTTATTTTCGTACTGATGTTGGTCAGCAGTTTCGCGCACGGAGCGGCTTACGACGTGGCGGTGGAGCAACGTAACGCCACCAATAACGGGTGGGTTACTCGTTTGATGGCCAGTTCCCCGGCGAACGGGCTGCTGATGTACAACGCCTCGACATTGCTCCCACAGTGGGTAACACCGGCGGGCGGCCTGGTTCTCAACGGTACAAACTTGACAGGGGTGGAGCAGGCAAACTGGTTGTCTGCGTCTGGAACCTCGCAGATCTTGAACAAGCCTACACTGGCCGCTGTAGCCACAAGCGGCGCATATTCCGACTTGTCAGGGCGACCAACAATTCCAGCCGCTCAAGTTCAAAGCGACTGGAACGCGACTCTCGCTCCCGCGGCAATTCTGAATAAGCCTGCTTTGTTTTCAGGGGCTTACGGGGATTTAACAGGCATACCTTTGACGTTCGCTCCCACAGCCCATACGCATGCCGCAGGCGATATTGTGAGCGGCACGATCGCACTGGCTCGGCTCCCGGCCTTCCCGATTAGTCAAACCACAGGTTTGCAAACTACATTGGACGGAAAGTTTGCAGCTCCGACGGGTAGCTCAGCCCAATATCTGAGGGGCGACGGATCCGTCGCGACGTTCCCAACTATTCCGGCAGCTCAAATAAACACGGACTGGAACGCAACCTCCGGAGTTTCCCAGCTGATCAATAAGCCTGCGTTGGCCACCGTTGCCACTTCCGGTGCGTATGCCGACTTATCCGGAAAACCCACTATTCCCGCCGCCCAAGTGAACAGTGACTGGAACGCGGTATCCGGCGCTGCCCAGATCCTGAATAAACCAGCTCTCACAAGCGGCACGGTAACCAGCGTGACGGCAGGAACGGGGCTGAGTGGCGGCGTTATCACCACGTCCGGAACGATCAGCCTGCCTAACACCGGAACCGCAGGCACCTATTCTGCTGTCACAACCGACGCTCAAGGTCGTGTCACGGCCGGAACCAATGCCAGTCAGTCGGCAGCAACCCGAGCGCTTAACACCGCGTTCCAGGTTAGTGCAACCCGTGACAGTTGGGTTAGCTATAGCGTTCAGATCACAGTGACCGCCAGTATCTCAGGCGGTCAAAACGGCGACGTCGTATTGGAGATTGCCAGTAATTCCGGGTTCACTACCAACGTGCAGACTTTATCGGTCGCCGGGGTTGGCCAGACCTATACGCTTGCGATCGCCCTTCAAGGCGTTCAGCCGCAGACCACAGTGGTTTCCGGTTTCATCCCGGCCGGGTACTACGCACGCTTGCGAACCGTGAATAATACAGGCACGCCGGCGTTTTCATATCGCGCGGGACAGGAAGCGCTGTTCTGATATACTCCGGCTAAATTTGAGGATTTTTCGCATGAGCAAAGTTGAATTCGTTTACGGCAAGGGCGGAAAAAAGGTATTGATGCCTCGGCGCACCGCCGAGGCGTTGCGCAAATTGGGCCACGGCAGCTACGCTGACGACGGCTACAACACCCGCATGCTCGCCGCCGCTCCACCGCCACCGCCTTCTCCAGAGCCGCAAGTCTCTGAAGCGCTCGCAGCCTTTGCTGCAGAGAACGAAGTGGACTTGAAAACCGTTGTGGGCACCGGTAAGGATGGCAAGGTTCGCAAAAGCGATATCGAAGCCGTTATTGCAGCTCGGGGGTAATTGATGCGCCTTTTCGGTCGAGAGCTGTCGTTCTCTTTTAAACGTGCGCCGATGTCGCCGCCCGGCACAGGCATGGGCGGGTGGTGGCCGGTGATCAAAGAGCCGTATTCCGGAGCGTGGCAGAAAAACGACTCTTGGGAATGCCAGACCGTCTTGGCACACTACGCCGTTTACGCGTGCGTGACTCTGATCCAGAACGACATCGGGAAGCTCCGGCAGCGGCTGATGGAACTGGACGCCTCCGGAATCTGGAAAGAGACTTCCAGTCCCTCGTTCAGCCCCGTACTGAAAAAGCCGAACAACTACCAGAACCACATTCAGTTCAAGCAGTGGTGGCAGAATTCCAAGCTGATCAACGGCAACAGCTACGGCCTGAAACAACGTGATCAGCGCGGCGTCGTTACCGCTATTTACGTCCTCGACCCTTGCCGCGTGCTGCCGCTTGTGGCCGATGACGGTTCGATCTACTACCAACTCAGCAACGACAATTTGAACCGTGTCGGCGACGGCGTGACTGTTCCGGCGTCTGAGATTATCCACGACCGCATGAATTGCCTATTCCATCCGTTGGTTGGCGTGTCGCCGCTATACGCGGCGGCTCGGGCTGCGTGCCAGTCGCTCAAGATGCAGAATGACAGCTCAACCTTTTTCGAGAATGGCGCTCGCCCGGGCGGTATCCTCAGCGCGCCTGGCGCGATTAGCGACGAGACCGCCGCGCGCCTGAAGGCGCATTGGGATGCGAATTACACAGGTCAGAACGCCGGCAAAGTAGCCGTCGTCGGTGATGACCTGAAGTTCCAGCAGATGAAAATGTCTGCCACGGATTCGCAACTGATCGAGCAGTTCAAGCTTACCGCAGAAATGGTTTGCACAGCGTTTCACGTGCCGCCTTCGAAAGTGGGTGTAGGTGCTTCGGCCACGGGCACAACCGCGGCGCAAGAAAATCAAAAATACTACTCCGACTGCATCCAGATTCTTGCCGAAGAGTACGAAGCGTGCATGGATGAAGGCTTGGCATTGCCTGATCGCTACGGAGTGGAACTCGATGTCGACGGCCTGCTGCGCATGGACATGGGCGCGCTCGTTGAAACCCTGGCGGCAGGCGTTAAAGGCGGCGTGATGACCCCGAACTACGCTCTGAAACGACTGAACCAGCCTTCCGTTGAGGGCGGCGACACAATTTACCTACAGCAACAGAACTACAGCATCCAGGCCCTGTCCCGTCGGGATGCGCAGGCGGATCCTTTCGCCACGTCGCAGCCTGCAGCTACGACACCCGCCGACCCAGAACCGACCGACGAAGAAATCCAAGATCAGGCGCGCATGCTTGCCCTGTTCGTAGAGAAGGAGTTGTCCTTTGAACATGCGTGAACTTGAGGCACAAGCGAAGTTTCTGGCACCGGTGATCGCGTCTGCTGTTGCCCGAGCGCTCGAGCCGATGCAGAAGCTACTTCAGGCTAAAGACGATCAACTCGCTGCATTGGCGAAACGCTTGGACGAGCTGCCTGCACCGATTGAACCTGATCTGGAAGCACTGGCCAAGGCCGCAGCCGAACTCGTCGTGGTCCCGGAACCGATCCCAGGCAAGAATGCCGACGAAGTGGATCTGGAAGCACTGGCCAAGGCCGCTTCGGAGTTGATCACCGTACCCGCCACTCCGAAAGTGGATCTGGAAGCACTGGCCAAGGCCGCAGCCGAACTCGTCGTGGTCCCGGAACCGATCCCAGGCAAGAATGCCGACGAAGTGGATCTGGAAGCACTGGCCAAGGCCGCAGCCGAACTCGTCGTGGTCCCGGAACCGATCCCAGGCAAGAATGCCGACCCTGTCGACCTTGACTCCTTGGCTCAAGCTGCCGCAGCCCTCGTCGTTGTGCCTGAGCCAGCCACTGTCGATCTGGAAGCACTGGCCAAGGCCGCAGCAGAATTCGTGGAACTGCCGAAAGTCGACCTCGCCCTACTGGCCGCTGAAGCCGCGGCACTCGTCGTAGTGCCTGAGCCAATTGCGCCGAAAGAAGTCGACCTGGACGAGTTGGCCCGATCTGCTGCCGCGCTCGTTCCTGCGCCGGTTGTTCCGGTACCAGAAGACGGCCGCGACGCGATCGACCTTGAGATTCTGCCGAGTATTGACGAGTCAAAGCAGTACCCCCGCGGAACCTACGCGGCTCACCGCGGCGGACTGTGGAAGTCGTTCGAGCGCACCCACGGAATGCGGGGCTGGGAGTGCATAGTGGACGGTGTTGACGGTGTGACCGTCACACAAGATTCAGTGCGAGAATTTTCGGTCACACTTAGCAAGTCGAGCGGCGCCGAATCGGTATTGAAAGCTTCTCTGCCGGCTATGATTTACAAGGGCGTCTGGCGGCCATGTGCCGCTGAGCCAGGCGACACATTCACCTTCGGTGGCAGCATGTGGCATTGCGACAAGGCCACCGAGTCCAAACCGGGCGAGTCGTCTGACTGGACCCTGGCCACCAAGCGCGGTCGAGACGGCAATGACGCAGTGCAGATTAAACGGGATCCGCCGGAGGTCGTGAAACTATGATGTACGTCACCCTGGCACGGGCCAAACAACATCTGAACATGGATCACGACTCCGATGACGTCCTGATTGAGGCGTATATCCGCGCCGCCTCCGGTGCGGTGAAAACGTATTTGAAGTCGGCTTCACCGTACGAGGTCGAACGCGACAGCAACGACGACCCCATACTGGACAGCTCAGGTGATCCTGTTTACGTGACGGACAGCGCCGGCGATAAAGTGGTGATGGCCCAAGTGGAAGCCGCCACGCTGTTGCAGTTGGGCTTCCTCTACAAAGACCGCGACGAAAACGCCGACAGCGCCTACGCCCAAGGGTACTTGCCGAAACCTGTCACAGCCTTGCTCTACGGTCTTCGTGACCCGGCCTGCGCCTGATGAGCCGCGCAGGGCAGTACCGCCACCGGGTGGACATTCAGGATTGGCTAGAGGTGCGCGACGAGGAAACGGGTGGCTTTGAAGAGCAGTGGGTAACCACGTTCGCAAACGTCCCTGCCCGCATCGTCCCGGCCAGCGGTCGCGAATTCCTTGCCGCAGCAGCGATCCAGTCGGAGATTGTGGCGCGCATCGTGATCCGTGCTCGTCCAGGTTTGAAGGCGAAGCAGCGGGTACTGCACAAGGGACTCGGCGGGGAACTGCTGGCGACCTACAACGTGCACGCGTGGTTGCCGGATCCGGAGAGCGGGCGCGACTATGTTTCCGCGCCCGTGTCGACAGGGGTCAATGAGGGTTAGTGGAACCGGACTGCGCCATTATCAGCGCCGAGGTCGAAACAAACTTTCCACTCTTGGTATTTTTCCCAGAAGTACCCGCCAACAGCTTCGGCTTTTTCAGAAAATTCTGCGTAATCTTTAGCCAATTTCGCACACACAACCGGCCCAATCGTACCTTCGCAATCGCTAAAGTTGATTTGTTCTGAGAAAGGGCCGGTAGCGCCGCCCCAGCACGCTACGCAATGACTTTCTTTAACTTGGCCGTACTGTTCGTATTTACCTGCGGGATACCCAGCAAGCTTTGCCAGTTCTTCGCGCCAAGCGCTATACCGACCATAGCCGGTAGATAGTCCGGCAGAGTCGCCCCCCACGGTGTAGGCCATTGAAGTTTTCAGCCCCTCGAAGCGTCCCGGGAAATCAGGATTATCGTAAAATTCGACGAATGCGTCGTAGTCGACCAGTTCGCCGTCTTCCTCACGCGCTGCGTCAGGTGCTTCTACCATTTTACTGTGTGCCGAAATATCAAGACCCATGGTGTATCCTCCGTTGAAAGTGAGCCCAGTATTCCGCAAGGTGACACGCATGTCAACTACTTACGTCTGCATCGCTTCCGGCCCCAGCCTCACTGCTGCCGACTGCGACCTCGTGCGCCAGTCGGGCCTGCCGACGATAGCCGTCAACAACTCGTGGCAGCTGGCGCCGTGGTGCGACCATCTCTACGCCGGCGACCTTGCGTGGTGGGACACCTACGGGGCGGATGCGCCGACGACGTGCCAGCGCTGGAGCTGCACGCGACAGGCAGTGGCGAAGCATGGGCTGAACTGGCACGAGAGCTACGGACCGTATAACAGCGGCCTGCGCGCAATCGAGCTGGCATTTAAACTGGGCGCCGAACGTGTGCTGCTGCTCGGGTACGACTGCACCGTCACCAGCGGTACGCACTGGCACGGTGACCACATTGGCACGAAGAACCCGGACGAGGCCCTGTGCCGAAAGTGGCAGGGGCAGCACGGGCGTCTATTGCAGAGGGCGCAGGTGATCAATTGCAGCCGGGAGACCGAGTTGCAGGCGTACCGGTTGGGCCGACTGGAAAACGAATTGAAAAATGTAGTTGACACGTCCGGCAACGGTGGCTAGAGTTCACCACAGCAGCGAAGAAGACCCCGTTGAAAATGGCGTACGATCGGAGGGGGCCAGATGTCGGAACCGTAACCGACCTTCAAAGTCGAGATGAATGTGCCAGCACTCACCAAAAGCCGGGACTATGGAGCTGTAGCTCAGATGGTTAGAGCGCATGCCTGTCACGCATGAGGCCGAGGGTTCGAAACCCTTCAGTTCCGCCAAATTTATACTCTGTGGGCCGGTTGGATCGGCGTCTATGACGAACAGTTCGTTTAGCGGAGTAATTGCCCGCGACATGATCAACTAGCTTAGGCGAAAGAGGGGTCGCTACCCTTCACGGGGTGCTCATCGGAAGGCCGAAAGGCAGAACTAAAACGAGGCGTCGCTACACGCCTACGCTGCACACGATCGACCTGACGCGCAGGGTAATCAGGTGCAGCGGAACCGGTGAGGTACAGTTTTGCAGGGTTGGCGAAGTGGTCTAACGCCCCGGGTTTTGATCCCGGTATTTCCTAGGTTCGAATCCTAGACCCTGTGCCACAAATAGCGGGTGGCGACGTATGGACGTCAAGCGGTCTTGAAAACCGTGCTGCTGGAAACGGTAAGGGTTCGATTCCTTCACCCGCTGCCAATTGGAAAGTAATAAGCGTGAGGACGCTTGACCGTTTGCTAAACGGATCGAATGTAACAGTTTCTGGTTCGACTCCAGTGCTTTCCGCCACACATGGCCAGGTAGTGTAATTGGCAACATGCCGGCCTCCAAAGCCGTGCGTTTCAGGTTCGAGTCCTGACCTCGCCGCCACCTACACCGACAGTGAAACAGCACACCGCTGCGGATCAGATCGGAACGTACCGCTAGGCTGAAAAGCTTGGCCCCGGATAAAGGTAACCGGGTCGAACAACCAGCGCCAAAGACCAGTGCGCCGCAGACGCGGCGTTTCAGTACCGGGGTAAGAGCCGGAAAATCACAGCAGAAAATGGGCAGCAAGTTTTTCCGGAGGCCGCTGTGCCCCTCTCTTACCCGGATTAAGCTTGCTGCCCATTTTCTTAGGAGGCCAAATGCCTAAAAGAAAATGCTATGGGGTAGGAGAGAACGATATGCCTCATATCCCCAGAAAAGGGAGTAAAGAGTACCAGCTTTGGCACAGTGTTTTAACTCGAAGCCTTCGCCGAAAAACTCACGAGGAGAAGCCGACGTACAGGGACGCCTCAGTTTGCGAAGAGTGGCTAAAGTTTTCAAATTTTTACGAATGGCTCTCTAAAAATTACGTGGAAGGCTACGTGCTTGACAAAGACGTGCTGCTACCGGGTAATAAGCATTACGGGCCAGAGACCTGCGTCTTTATACCGGTATGGGTAAATACGCTATTCTCTAATGTGAAAAATGAAACGAAAAGAGCGTTACCTCTAGGTGTCGCTAAAGTGAAAAATAAATTTTTCGGGAGATTCGCAGGAATTTCGGCCGGTCCTTACGAATCTCCCGAAGACGCGCATGCCGCCTATCAGCTAATCCGGTGTTTTGAAATTTTAAAGCGAGTGGAGAAATACAAGAACCTGGAAAACTTTGACCCGAGAGTAGCAAAGGCTATTGAGCAGCTGGCATACTCGACTTAATTTCCCGTGCGTTACCCTTGGCCCGCTCACACTGCGGGCTTCTTTTTGAGCGGAGAACCGCGATGGACTACGAAGCGTTACTGAAAAAATACGTGCAGCATGTGGGCGAGTATGAGGGTTCTACTTTCATAAACTGGCTCAACAGCCCGCACTGCGACGTGAAGTTTACCGACGAGGAAGTGGCCGAGCTGGAGCGCATTTCAGAAGAACTCCACTCATGATTATTCACGGAATGCGCGGCCTTGGCGATAACCTGTACCAACGTGCCTTCGTGAAGCAACTCCCCAAACCCGTGTATCTCGACACACCTTGGCCCGAAATCTACGCCGGGGTCCCCGACGTCCACTTCATCCGCCCCGTAACGCCGCTGCGCACCCAGTCGAAAAACATCGCCCGCCACAACAACTGGGTAATGCCGCCCGGGAAACAGCCGGCGCGCCACATCCGCTATGGCGCCGAGGGCATCATCCCCGGAATGACCGCCAGCTTCGGTATTGCCCCCGGTGCGTTCGACCTCCCCCCGCTGCCCCCATCACCTGAGTCCGGGCGTTACGTGGTGGTGCGGCCGGCGACGGTGCGCAGCGAATGGCGCGCGGATACCCGGAATCCTTACTCCGAATACATATACCGGGCGGCCTTCGAAGCCCGTGTCCGCGGCTACTGGGTAGTAAGCGTGGCAGACCTTCAAGAAGGCGCTGAGTGGCTAGACGGTGATATGCCCCCTGCCGACGTCAGCTACCACAAAGGCGAACTGCCCGTTGAACAGCTGCTGTCCCTCGTGGCCAACGCTTCAGCGGTGATCGGCGGCATCGGCTGGCTCGTACCCGCAGCACTCGCCGCGCGCGTCCCGGCGTGGATCATCTGCGGCGGGCAGGGTGGATTCAACTCCCCGCATCAGATTTGCCCACCAGGTAGTACAATCACGTTTGCCATACCTGACAATTTCTGTCGCTGCAAGTTGAAGCAGCACAACTGTGACAAGAGGATTTCCGATTATGAAACGAAGCTTGCCGCCTGGTTTGAAACATGGCCTGTGGTGGAACCAGGACCTGGGTTACGGGTGGCACAGTCAGCCGCCGATGGAATATAGCGGTGAGTATTTCGCGCACTACCAGAAACTCGACAACACACCGATGGGCACCGCGCTGACTCGCGCCCGGATTGAACTGGTCGGCAAGTACGTGGCGCCCAATACCACCTTGGACATAGGCATAGGCGGCGGACGCTACGTCTGCGAGTCCGGGGGCCAGGGTTACGACGTGAGCAGCGAGGCCCGCCAGTGGCTCATCGACGCCGGCCGCTGGACTGATCCGTACGGCTGCCGTCGGATGATTTCCGCCGTCACGTGCTGGGACAGCCTAGAGCACATCCCGGAGCCTGAGAAGTTGCTGGAGAAGGTACGCGAGTGGCTGTTTGTGTCGATGCCGATCTATGAAGACATGGCCGACGTGTTGCAGTCGAAACACTTCAAGCCCGGGGAGCATTTGCACTACTGGACGTTGAGCGGTTTCGTGACCTGGTGCGAGGAGCAGGGGTTTGAACTGCAGGAAATGAACCACGCTGAATCCGAGTTGGGCCGCGAGGGCATTACGTCGTTTGCGTTCAAGCGGGTCGGCTGATAAAGTTCTATTGCGGATAGGGGGCACCTGACAAGACAGCTAGTCACTGTTTTCCGCAATACCCTCCGACTGCCTCCTGACCGAGAGCTTCCAGAATGAAAAGCTGCACACTCTGCGGTACTGAAAAATCCTTTACCGAATTCGCCAAGCGCAAAGACCAGAAAGATGGTTTGCATTTTTGGTGCAAGCCTTGCCTGAAAATAAAGAAAGCCGAGTCTTACCAGAAGAATAGAGAAAAAGCGCTTGCTACCATGGCCGCCTACCGCGCCGAAAATCCGGAAAAGGTTTCCGCTGCGAAGAAAGCCGCTTACGCGAAAAAGCCAGAGCACTACAAAGCGAAACACGCGGAGAGATACGCTACTGACCCAGAAGCGTCCGCTGCCAGGGCTAAACGTTGGAGAGAAGAAAACGAAGACCGTGTAAAAGCCAGAAGTGCTGCCTACCGTGAGAAAAATAGGCAAGAGCTAAACACTAAACAGCTTGAGTACTATAGGGCCAATAAAGAAAAAGTTATTGCGTATCAAGGCAAATACATATCCAGAAAGTATAAAGAGGATCATCTTTTTGCCGTAAGGATGATTTGTCGTCGCCGATTACTTTTTGCGATGGCTAAAGGTGGGTATAAGAAAAGTTCTAAAACCGAAACCATTCTCGGCTGTAGCTTCCAGGAACTCGTGAAATATATTGAATCGAAATTTCTACCTGGCATGACCTGGCAGAACCGAGGCATGTTCGGCTGGCATCTAGACCACATAATCCCTTTGTCTTCGGCCTCCTGTGCTGAGGAGATAGAAAAGTTAAGCCACTACAC